CGCCGCCCGCCTCGACACCCGGATCACCGTGGAGCGCCCCCAGACGGGCGAGGACGCCTGGGGCCAGCCCATTGAAGGATGGGCACTCATTGCGAGTACCTGGGCCGCTGTAGAGCCTCTGACGGGCCGCGAGCTATTCGCAGCACAGGCAGCACAGAGCGAGACCACGTATCGACTCACCACGAGGTATATGGCCGGTGTGGATGCGTCCTGCCGCGTCGTGCTCGATGGCGGGCGAACCCTGCAAATCGTCGCTGTGATCGACCTGCGCAACCAGCACCGCTACATGCAATTCCTCTGCCGGGAGCTGGCATGAAGACGCTGAAGCAACGCCAGGCCGAGACCGGGCGAACACTCAGCCTGAACGGTGTGAAGTGGCGGCGCCTGCGTGCGGCTGTGCTGGAGCGTGAGCCGCTCTGCCGGGACTGCTACCGACGGGGCCGGCTGACCACGGCGACGGACGTGGATCACCACGACAACGACCCGAGCAACAACGACCCGGAGAACCTGGTCTCCCTGTGCCATGAATGCCACTCGCGCAAGACGCAGGCGGACATGGGCAAGCGTGTGACCTACGGATGCGACATCAACGGGATGCCGCTCGACCCACTTCACCCATGGAACAACGGACGATGACACCCGCACTGCTGACACCGCCGCCGCGCTGGACGTGGAATCCCTTGCTCGATGCGTGGATTGCTGCGTCGCAAAGATCGCGGGCAACCGATAGCCACGAACCGCCCGGTACCTCGTCTTTTAATGCTCACTGCCTAAAAATGAGGCAATCATGAAGCTGACCGCCAAGCGCAAGCGGGCTGATTCTGCCGCTGCTGCCGTGGCTGCGGTACAGGCTGCGGCAATGGGGCCGCTCGAACCGCCCGCCCATGTGACGCTACGCCCGCAGGATCGCGCATTCTGGGATGGCATCGTGACGGCACGCCCGCGAGACACCTGGACGGCCTCTGACCTCGTGATGGCGGCAAGCCTCGCCAGGACGCAAGCGGACATTGAGACCTTGCAAGCCCTGGTCGATAGCGACGGGCTAATCCTCGACGGCAAGCCGCACCCGGCCTGCGAACTACTGGAGAAGGCCACCCGTCGAGCGATGGCACTGAGCCGAGCGATTGCGGTGAACACGATGGCAACGGTGGGCCGCTCTGCCGACATTGCCAAGGGGGCCACCCTCGAACGTGAGGCACGCCAGGACGCCGAAGACGATGATTTGATTCCGGGCATCCGGTTAATCAAATGACCCGCGCCGAGCGTGTGATTCGCTTCGTGGAGTCCTACTGCGTCACCCCGGACGGGGCGCACGCTGGCAAGCCTATGGTGCTGGCCGAGTTCCAGAAGCAATTCATCCGCGATGTGTATGACAACCCGGCAGGCACCCGGCGGGCTTACCTCTCAGTTGGCCGCAAGAACGGCAAGAGCGGCGCGATTGCTGCGCTACTGCTGGCGCACCTTGTCGGACCCGAAGCGAAGCTGAACGCTCAGATCGTGTCCGGGGCGCTATCCCGCGATCAAGCCGCCCTGGTGTTCAACCTCGCGGCAAAGATGGTTCAACTCAGCCCGAAGCTATCCAAACTGGTGCGGATCATCCCCTCTGGCAAGCGCCTGATCGGGCTACCGCTGAACACCGAGTACAAGGCCCTTGCGGCTGACGGCAAGACCGCCCACGGCCTCTCCCCGGTGCTGGCGATCCTCGATGAAGTCGGACAGGTGCGCGGGCCGCAGTCGGACTTTATCGACGCGATCACCACGGCACAGGGCGCACATGCTGACCCACTGCTGATCGTCATTTCGACGCAGGCCGCGACGGATGCCGACCTGCTGTCGATCTGGCTGGACGACGCCGCCAGAAGCAACGACCCGCGCATCGTGTCACACGTCTATGCCGCGCCCGAAGGTGCCGACCTACTCGATGTGGAAGCGTGGAAGGCAGCTAACCCGGCGCTGGGCCTGTTCCGCAGTGAAGACGATCTGAGGGAGCAGATGACGCAGGCCAAGCGCATGCCCTCGATGGAGAACAGCGCACGGAACCTGCTGCTGAACCAGCGTGTAAGCACCGACGCGCCCTTCGTATCGCCTGACGTGTGGCGGTCCTGCGCCGGGCCGGTGCTGCCGTTCGAGGGGCCGGTGTTCGGGGGCCTCGACCTGTCGGCAAGAACCGACCTTACAGCCTTCGTGCTGATCGGGCGCATCAGCGGTATCTGGCACGTTCAAACGCACGTCTGGACGCCCGAGAAGGGCCTTCTCGACCGCGAACGCAAGGACCGAGCGCCCTACACCGTCTGGGAGCGTGAAGGCTTCCTGAAGACCACTCCGGGGGCCACGGTGGATTATGGATTTGTGGCGGCTGACATCGCCCGCATCACTGCCGGCCTGGAGGTGGCAGGCATCGCTTACGACCGCTGGAGGATTGACCTCATGCGTCACGAGTTCCAGAAGATCGGCCTCGACCTTCCCCTGACCGAGTGGGGCCAGGGCTTCAAGGACATGTCTCCCGCACTGGACACGCTCGAAGCCGAGTTGCTGAACGGGCGCATTGCCCACGGTGGGCATCCTGTCCTGTCGATGGCCGCAGCCAACGCCACCACGACCCGAGACCCGGCAGGTAGTCGCAAGCTGGACAAGTCGCGCGCTACAGGCCGCATCGACCCCTTGCAAGCAATGGCGATGGCCTTCGGACTCGCAGCCCGGACGGGCGAGCTGATCGAACGGGAGGACGCCCCCCTGTTCTTCGTTTAACGCAGTCCCCTTGCCGGGGGGGCCTGAGAAGGAAAGCCCGGACACGGATAAGTCGTGAGTGCCGTGTCATGAAAAAACCGCGACCGCCGACAGCGCCACGACTCCTGAGCTTCATCCGGGCGCGTGGTCGGCACAAGGCCCTCGCCTGCGTGATGCTTGCGGGGGCTTTGTTCGTCTGGGGCAAATTACCCAACTTGGGGCGACCGAAAAACCAGCAGAACCGCCGGAATCGAAGCCTGTTTTTTTGTGGCCACGTTTGTATAACGCCGACCTACAAAAAGAAAAAGCCCTGAATAATCAGGGCCTTGTCTATCCTGGTGGCGGAGACGGAGGGATTCGAACCCTCGATACCGTTTTTGACGGTATGCTCCCTTAGCAGGGGAGTGCCTTCGACCTCTCGGCCACGTCTCCATCAGGAAGGCGCGATCATAGCGAGTTCGCGTCGCCCGGTCAAACTCTATTCACTGGCTTTATCCAGCCGCACCGACTCCGCCTGCAGCGGCCATTTCCAGCATTTTCTTGACGGTGTTGACCGCGCTCTCATCCCGGCACCGCCCGCTGCCGCCGACGGCGGCCTCGCGTTCGCCCCGGTCTTCGCACAGGGCATTTCATCGCCATGCCGGAAAACGCGGGAGACGTGGACACCCGCTTCGCTTCGCTTCTGAACTATCCGTGCCATCGTCCTATCCAACGACGTGTGGATAAAGCTCGGGATTCTCGCGAAGACGGAACTTTGGTGGGTGCTACGAGCCCAACCCAACAAATGCAACTCATACAACTTCTAACGCAAAAATGCGAAATTTGTCATTGTATGTGGAGCGAATAGTGATTTATACTTTTCTTAGGCTATAACTTTAGTCGTAGAAGCCCGCATACCAAACTGATTCGGAGTCATGCAGAATTCATGCACTCACTCCATACTCAACCGAGGAAACACAGATGAAAGCCACTGACAGCCTTGACGTCCGCGAAATCCGCCGCAAGCTCGGCCTGAACCAGTCCCAGTTCTGGTCGAAGATCGGCGTCACCCAGAGCGGCGGCTCCCGCTACGAAAGCGGCCGCAACATTCCGCGCCCCGTCCAGGCTCTGCTGCGCCTGGTTCATATCGAGCAGATCGACATCAACAAGGTCAAGCGTGACGACGTCGATGTGGCCGAGTACCTGAAGACCACCAACCCCGAGCTCTACAAGACCCTCAAGAAAGAAGCGCGCGCCAAGAAGAAAGACCGCTGAGCGGGATGCCGTCCGGCAATCAGGGGCTGACGCGAACCGTCAGCCCTTTTTTTTCGATCCGGCTGGCGATCGCCTGCAGTTCATCCATAGCTAGCGGCGAGAGATGCGTGGCCTCGGGCTGCATCGATTGCCGCGCGATGCCGTAGAGCAACACGCCCTGCAGCTTCGCCACCCCGGCCTGCTCCAGCAACGCAAGGTAGGCGTCAATCTCCGCCTCCGACGGCACCGCATCGTCCCAGCGGAACATGCAGGTCTGCACCCAGGTAGCACACAGTTCGGTGCAGCGTCCCAGATTGCGCGCGACCGAATCGGGCTCGAGTTGCACACCGTTGATACGCGCCATGGCCTCCGACGTCCCCGCATCCACCTTGAACCATACTTCGCCGCCCGCCTCGCCGAGCCGCCTTACACCTTCCTGCACCCGCGCCTGCGCCAGCAGGCTGCCGTTGGTGATCAGCCGCACGGGCACGGTCTCGTCCAGCCCGAATTCCGCACGCAGGCGCAATACGAGCTCGACCGCCTCCGGGAATACCGTGGCGCTGGTCGGCTCGCCGTTGCCCGAGAAGGCGATGTCCTTGATCACGCGCGCGTCCTCGGGCACGAAACGCTGCATCCAGTCGCCATGCAGCAGGTCGGCAAGGAAGCCGCGCAATTCGTCCTCCAGACGAACGAGGTCGATTTCCGGCGCCTTGCCGCGTACCAGCCCGGGCACCTGGCAGTAGGCACAGTGCCAGTTGCAGGCGTTGTTCGGATTGAGGTTGACGCCAACCGACACGCCTCCCGCACGCCGCGACAGCACGGGATAGACGTAGGTCAGCCCCGCAAGGTCACGGTCGTGGTTGCGGACACTCAGGCTACGTGGATGCACCGGGGATGCGGAAGGGGAAATCATCGTCTGCTCAATCACTTGCGGAATATACGGAACGGCCGGCGCGCAGGCTCGATGTTATAATCCGCGCCCTTTGCCAGAGGTCAGCCATGCGCATCACCCGCCGTCTAGAATTCGATGCCGGACACCGGATCCCCGACCACGCCAGCCAGTGCCGCCACCTGCACGGCCACCGCTACGCCATCGAGGTGACGCTGTCGGGTGAAATCATCAAGGCCGACGGGCTTGCGGTCAATGGCATGGTGATGGACTTCGCCGACGTCAAGCGCATCGCCAACGAACTCGTGGTCAGCCAATGGGACCACGCCTTCCTCGTCTACCGTGGCGACACGCTCGTGGCAGACTTCCTCGCCGCCGTCCCTGGCCACAAGACC